GCCACTCATTCTAGCACAGAATGATTTACGTCTATTTGCTGCTTTAGAACCTTTTTTCAATTTAGATGGTTTAGTAGTTACAGCGGTTTGAAGATGTGATCCTGGGTGTTCTCTGCGGTATGAATCCACACCTGCTTTATTGAGACCTCCCTCGGGATTTTTACCTTCTTTGCGTTGCCAAGCAGCTACTTCTTCAGTTTGTGAATTGACAAAATCTTGCTTAGTTGGCGCACCCTTTGATCCTGGTTTACGCATATGCTCTTTAGAACCATTCTTGATTCTTTCTTGCTTCGCGTGAATGTTATCCCAAAGACCTCTTTTTTCTGCAATAGTTTCTTCACTCATTTCAGTTGCCATATAATCAGCAGCTGTTTGAATATAATCTTGAGCAAGAGTGATCTTTGCTTGAACCCATTCAGGGAAGTCAGTGTTAGGTTCAATCATGCTAAGCAATTCTTTTGCATTACGCATCATTGATTTAAGTTGAGACATAACCATCTCACCTTCATAACCATATTCATGGTCGTCCTTTTTAGCTGCTGCTTCTCGTAGTTGCTTAAAAGTAATCATTCTCCGTCTCCCCCCTTTGAACTGCTGCTCTTGCCTGGAGGCAAACTTTTAATTTTACCATTAGCTAGACGAACAGGAACATTTTTGATATTTATTTTTTTGCCGTTGAATCCGCCGGTAGTTGTTTCTGCGATCTTTTTAAATTTTTTCGCAAGGCCTTGCCCGGGAGTATCTTTGGTGTATATATTTTTTACAGAAGTAGTACCATCAAATCTTGATGAAGAATTTGCAGAATTCTTTGATTGCTTTTCTGCTGTTTCAAACTTCTCTGCTAGTGGATCAGGCGATCTTCTAACTATTGCGGAAATTTCACGCTTAACAGTTTTATTTTTAATGGTGGGAGTTGTATCAATAACAGGATCTGCTTCATTTATTTTAATTTCACCTTGTCCTGATTTAACAGTTATAGCCCGACCATTTTTATCACGACTAATCACACCTTTTCTATCAGCACGATTAGTTGTAACCAAATCTTCATCAAGACGCATTGCTTTGCCGCCACTCACGAATGAGTTGACCCGATTGAAAGCGTGTTGAGTTGGTTCTGCCAATGAACTTTCATCCCATGATTGCACACCACGAATATACACTTCTGCAAGTGTTTCGAAGTCGTAACCTGATTTTTCTGATTTTCTTCTGAGTGCAACTGTAACTGCAGATTCTTTCAAATTGCGTTTCTTCATTAATGTTGCAACTATGCGCTGATATACAACAGCATCATCTGTGACAAGTTTCATTAATGTGTTTAATGTGTCAATAATATACTTACGCAATACAACTGTATTTGCAGCTGCTGCGGGATTGCTTAATGCTTGACGAACTTTGTTTAATTGATTTCTATCACCCAACCCGATGCGAATTAATTTCTCAATCTTTGCATCAAGGGCTTCAGTCAACATTGCGTCAATCAATGACTCAAATATGTGTGCTTCAATCAATGGCTTATTCATGCGCTGAAGTTCGCTTTCACGAATCTTAGGCATTAAACGTTTTGCAACTGACTGGATTAATTCTGGTTTGCTCTCAACAATCATGTCAACACGAGTTCTATTTGCCTCGTTCATCATATAGTAATCGTTGTTAGAGAAGCGCTGACGTAAAGCGTTGCGTGCCATTGATTCGGCACGCAACTTCATTTTGTCAGCAGGAGCAAGTTCTACAACTGGCTCTAATGTTCTGATTTTAGATTGTTCTTCACGCATTTCAATGTCACGTTTTTTGCGTGCTGATAGCGAAAGAATTTTCTCCGCAAGAGGAGATTTAGCTACGACAGGACCGTTTTCAACGACACCAGGGAGCTGAGGATTGGTGTTAATAACAGATTTGATTGCTTTGCTATTTGCGTTTGCAACCGCTTTAGGTCTTTTAGATTCTTTATCAATTTGCAACGGAGTTTTCCTTAGACTGATCCGAAAAATTATGCAGATTCTTGTCGTAGCTAAAAACAACAAGAATCCGATCTGAGGTTGGCGTGCCCTGATCAGACGTTTTATTTATACAAATTGATTGTTGACTTTAAAATATACCGAAAATCTTTTTGCGCTTAGGTTCTTCAGGCATATTAAGAATTGCACGAACTGTGGCATCAGTAATTTCTAGATTATTTTTAACTGCCATATTGTAATCCTTAGAGAACTCAATACGATAAAGCTTTACTAGGTTATTTTCTCTTGGTTTATCTATTACATACATTTTTTTTCCTCTTTTACATACAAAAATCGCCGCACACATTATAGTGGCGACGATCATTATAATGTTATTTATTTAAAAGAGCTATGTTGTTATTGCATATCTGTGTTTACATATTTCAGTTAGCTACTAATAAAATTTCATAATTCACAGCTGTCTTACCTGAACCTGCTTCGATCACAGTATATATATCAGTTTTTGCAGGTAATTCTAATGGGAATGGGAAGTCGTAAATGTATGTGCTATTGTCCACAATGGCTACGTGAAGAACCATAAAGGCTTTGCCAAAATATCGACCCATAAAGTTTACCACAGTTGCTGCTGTTGAAGACGCATCACCCTTAAACAAATATCCAGTATAACCTGCAGGAATAGTATATACACCCGCTTTCGCAATACCTCTGCCTGCCGACATTTTAGAGACTATAGTGCCTGTGCCTGATGTGACATAGGTGGTAATATCACCCGCATTAGTGTTTGCGCCATTACACATTATACTATGAATACGCAAAAATTGCTTGGTTGATGTAACTGCTGTTGTTGAGTTTGCAGCGTCTAATGTCACTACTTCTGTTTGATTGGCATAGTTAGCATCTAACCCGTCAATTAAAATCGGCATACTTCTATCAGTAGCATTGTTAGTTGAACTTTTTAGATACAGAGTTTGTGCTGTAACTAAACTACTCCATGGATACGGCGTGGCAGCTGACCACACAGCATCGCCTGCTGACGTAGCAGGATTGTATCCTGTAATTTTTTCTGTTGTATATCCAGCAATTAATCCCTGTGTTATTTGCAATGACCATAACTTACCCTGAGCACTTCCACCTATTGTAGATACAGGGAATGGGTTTGCATTACTAACTACAGACCCATTTGAAACAGCCATCATTCCGACTTCAAAAATAGTTTTCCCGTCACTTAAATATGATTGGGTATCTTTTCTAAACTGTGCCATGTTTATGCCTTATAATGTTTCATTGTTACGGAACCGTCATCATTATGTATGACATGGTGCCCATGAAATGTCACATCGGGATGGTCTTTCTTCAATGCAAGCATCGCGTCAATGTTTGGCTTGTGATCGTCATATAAATGAACTTCTTTATGACCATTCTTTTTGATAGCATCAGAAATGATTTTTGCTTTTGCTTCGTGTGTAGGAAGTGCAATATTACCTGCACGACGAACATGAGTATTACCCGGGCTAATATCGACGCCGTAACTTTTCCATTTCTTTGCAAATTTATCTTTGTCATCAAAATCAGAACGGGCGGTCAGAATCTCTGTCTTGCCGCCGTTCTTATGGATCGCTTTCATCTTTGCAAGAACCTTGCGAATAGGTTTTGCATTTTTAGCAAAGTTGTCTGATGATTTAAATTCTGAATAATCATATGAGTGCCCGGGTTGCAACTTATGTGAATTGTATTCACCTGAATTTAAACTTGCAACACGTTTTCCATTTTCATCTTTTACATGAACCTTGGTATTTGCATTGCTTGTTTTCATCAATGTATCATCCACATCAAAATAGTGAATGCTATTACTTTCATTTAAGAAGAACTCGTTGAACGTTTTCATTTTTTCATACCTTTTTGAACGTCATTCATCATATCATCTTTTTGTGCGGGTGTCATGTTTGCAGGAGCCATTGCATGGAATGATTTTCTGTCATTACTTTTTGCAGCTTCGCGCATTTTAGATGCTGAATAGCTTGCTTTACCTTCTGCAGAATCACTTCTTTCAGCGCCGGCTTGTTTGAATTTGATGCTGTCAAATTTGTAATAGCCATGGCGACCCTTTACGCCGTTATATTGTTTAGCAAGATCATTAAATGTATCTCTATCAGAACCGCCGACTACAGTTATATTACGGACACCCTTATCATGCAGATGTGATAGGTGATGCAGTAATGTAGGGCTTTCTTTTGTCGCAGTCTCAATGTTAGCTCCTGGGAACGCAATTTTAGCATGCTTCAGTTTTTGTTGAGGTGTCAGTGGATTTTTTGCTGCGTCATGAGTTTGTGATAGTACTATACTATGTGAAGCATTTTGTTTTTTTGCTTCGTCAGTAACTGCATCAACAACTTCTCGGTGACCTTCATGCACTGGGTTCATTCTAACAAATGAAACAACATGATTCTCTTTAAAGCTAGCATTTTCTAATATGAAGGATAAGAATCTTTTAATCATTTTTTATCCCCAGGTTTACCTGATGAGAAGTTCGCACGAGAAAACTCTGCACGATTTACAAACTTACTAGGCATCGACTCGCCTTTTTTATTCTTTAAAGTAGCAACAAAACCTTCAGGCTTTGATTGTTCACCTGCAATGCTATATTGCAATCCGCGATTGTGGGTTTCAAGTGCAGATGTCAATACATTTTTAGCTTGTTGCAAATGATGATGCATAGCAAAAGCATGATCAAATGAGTCTCTATGGTTTTCAACAGAGTCAACCATTGATTGCATTGCTTGATGTTTTTGTTGTTTTGATTTATCAGTTTTTACTGATGCAACATCTTTGGTTTGTCTTTCTTGCAAGAAATTCTTATAACCTTGTGTAGATGGTTTTGAATTATTTCTCACAGTCGAATTGATATAAGTATTGAGATGAACATCATGCCCTGCCATGTGTCCATATGCACCGTTTTTAAGCATTGCATCATGATGTGCTTGTGCTTTTTGCATATGTGATCTATAAAGATTTTGGCTTTCTTTTGGATAATGTCCTTGAAAATGAATTTCAGGAGATGTATTATAAACATCACTATGATGATTGAAACTGCCATGATCAACATCAAATCCAGCATGCATATCTTCTAATTTGCCGCTATCAGTAGGATGATATTTTGTGTGAACAACAATACCCATTTTAGCTGAACCGATTTTCTTACCTTCTTCTGAATTAGTCGGCGCAGAATATGTAATAGTGTTCGGAGTAAAATGCGTTAATCCTTGTTCCTTCTTCACATCAGGCTTACTAAATAGCATATCTCCCTGATAGACACCTGTTTTTGGTGCTATCTTAGGGAGTTCATGTAATGCTGTTTTTAGCTTCTCAACAAGACCAGGAGCATGTCCATGATTCGTTTCTATATCTTCTGGTGTGTAATTGATCTTAGGATTCTTATTGAATGCTGATTTCGATGCAACAAAAAATCTACCAGTTCCCGGATGACGACCGAAAACAACTGACGGAGCGCCGTCAAACTTTTCAGTAACTTTAATGCCGTTATCTGATCCTTCACCCGACAAATGACTATGCAGTGAATTTAAAGTATTTTTTGCGTGTTCAAATCCTGCAGCGCCAGAATCAATAGGATGATCTTCAACGTGAGTCAAGTGTTTAAGTTGACTCACGACTTGTTCAGTTATAAATGTTCTGAAACTGATCATATCTTACTGTCTCACTACGTTGAATATCGCTTCTGCTAATGATGGTTTTTTATTTCTAGCAGGCTTAGCTGCAGCAGGAGCTGACGTTCCGCCTGCATTTGACATTGCATCAACATGAGTTCTAAATTCTTTTGCATGATCTTCATTAGTCAAATCGCGGTGATTTGCAGAATCAGTTGTTGACAAGTTTGCATATTGTTTCATAACAGTGGCTTTAGGACGATGTATTGCTTGAGTACTTCCAGTTGAAGTTTTTTCAATCACCAATTTACCATCTAGTGCATCTAAGTGTTCATCGCTCAAATGTCCTAATTTAGTTCTACCTTTTAGATCTGTATCGCCGATTGTAAAGGTAGTTCCCTTATTCGTTGCTTTATTATGCAAGTGCAATGAATTTACGTTGCTAGTATTCAAATAATTTCTTGTTGCACCCTTAGGAACATCAATTGAATAACTTTTGTCGATTTTTCCATTGCTATGGAAATGATTGAAATGGTCAATCAAACCTCTTTCGACGCCATCAGATCCTTTGATTCTTGCTTTTTCAAAGTGATTGCCAATAGGAGAATTGGTGAAATGCCAACCTTTTTCTGGATCATGCTTGAATACTGATTGACCCATTTTACCTTTATCAAGTTTAGATTCGCCGCGAATATCAGGAGCTGCACCGACTTCTTTTACTTTACCGCGGACATGGCCACGACCTGAGCTATACTGATAATCATATCCATGCTTAGTTGATCCTGCTGCTTCAGTGCCGAGGTTACTTGCAATCTTACCTTCAACGTCAAAACCTGATTGAGTTCTAGAAGATTTTTGCAATTCTTTTGGCTTCATTAACGCTGCTTGTGAGAATGAACCATGATCTTGGGTGTGTATGGTGATTGCACCTTTGTCATCTGCAGTTGCATGGGTTATTTTAACTTTTGTGCCTGCGGGATGACCGTTTTGTGCAGTTTTTAGTATGTGTGTAGCTTCGCCTGTGTGAAGACTCCCATTACCTGTTCCTACATCACCCATACCGCCATGCTGTGCAAAACTTTGTGCGGTCTTTTTGCGGCCTTCGGCAGAAAGATAATCCATAACATAATTCTTTGTATGTCTTTTACCTTTTCCATCTGAGCCAATAGTTCCCACCATTCCATCAGCAGCTTCAGTTAAAAATCCGATAAAACTAAGCATTAAATACTCCATGTGTTGATTGTTTGATGTATTTATCAAATCCAATCGGGTGCGGAGCGCCCAGTCCATTTGTGCATACGAGCCTTACCTACACGATAATAGTTGCGATAATTCTCGACGGGATCAGCTGAAGTTTGATACTCGTCAGGCATAGCGCATGGCATAAGAGTAGCATCCCATTCCTTGAGGTTCAGGGGCGGCGATTGCAAAAGATACAACATCTCATGACACTTATGTTTCTTGTTGTAGCGATAGGTGTATTCGTCAAGCAATGCATGGAAATGCTCGACAAGCCACAGGTAGTTTTCAACTGATTGACGGCACCATACTGCTGACGGATGGTTGATATGGGTCGCCTTATACATGACTGACTCACGACCATCACCCAATTCCCAGCGCTTGATACGACGACCGGACGATGCATCAACCCACTCTTTGCCATCAAGCACTCGGTGTGCTGTTGACAAAAGCTGTGCTGACTCGAGGATCATTTTGACAACATGCTTGTCAACCATCCATTGTGCTGCTTGAATAGGGTCATGGGAGATATAGAAAATGTTCATGGGATCCTCATTGATTACATGACATTTATATGATAAAGAAACAATTTTGTCAACCAAAAAAAAGGGGTCCCGAAGGACCCCTGTGACACTGTTAAGTAGAACCCCACTAGCCCCTATGGGCGACCTCAACTATTCCTTCATGCTGAATTAGCACTCTTGCCTCTTGCGATAAACGCAAAGTGTCAGATGGTTGTGGACTGATCACCATGATCAATCAATGCTTTATTTATACAACATTGTATTGTAAGTTGAAGAAATTTGGCGTCCAACCATCAAATCCATGCCCAAAATTTAAATTTCGTGACATTTTTTTTGCTGTGTCTTCATCTTGCAACACTTTAATCGTCACATCCTCTCCGAAGGCTGGACGCTTTTCAACGATCTCCCATGCAGGAGTAACTTCACCAGTTTGCAGAATAGCAGTTTGCACAACCTTGTAGCCCATTCTATTTAAATCCTTTGAATTTATCCGTGTTCAGTTTCTTTTTGAAGTTAGAGATAAACTTTGTTTCTTCCTCGAAACCCTCTGCAGAATCTCGTTGCCCGAACTCAGTTTTATCCATTACGCCACTATCTAGCAAATCATCTTGACTAGACTGTTCTACATCATACAACCTCATTCTACTTCTGTCAACCCCTACTACGAACCTTTTGAACATAGATGGATCATTATAACGATTCTTCAACTGTTTGATCATGATCTGATTTAGATCCTGCAGTTGTTCAGTAGAGATCAAAGCGAACATCAAGTCAGCAGTTGCAGGCAAACCAAATGATTCTGATGTATCAGTTAGATCAACGTCAGATGAACCATAACCTGAACGAGTAGTTTGCGTTGCTGATACAATAGGAACATTGAACTCAACTGCAAGTCCTCGCAATTCTTCTGCGATTGCTTTGATGTAAGTATATGAATTGATACTTGAACTCATCTTGATTCTTGATGAAGCGCAAATATTCAAATAGTCGATATAAATGATCTGAGGTTTGAAGTTCTTTTTGATCTTCAATTCATTCAACAGGTGACGAAAGTTTGCAGATCCTGCTGATGCAGTCGGGTATTCCTTGATGATCAACTTACCGGTTGTCTTTGATTGCAACTTTAGAATCTTCTTCTCATACACATCTTTAGGCATGAGTTCTAATTCGTCAATAGGTGTATTAAGCATGTTTGCGTCAATACGTTCTGCAATACGTTCTTCTGACATTTCCATTGTGATATACAGAACATTTATGCCTTGCAACAAATTGCCTGCCGCACAATGACACATGAACAATGACTTACCCACACCAGTGCCTGCAAGTGCGATATTAAGTGTCTTATTAGGCAATCCGCCCTTTGTGATCTTGTTCATGAATTCTAAGTCAAAAGGAATACGAGATTCTTTCATGTGATAGAACTCATAACGAGGTATATAATCATCCAGGAAGTCGTGACCAATACTCGTATCAAATGATACTGCTAGTGCATCTGAAAGAATTTGCGGGATAGAGCCTTTAGATACTTCCCCGCTTTTGTTGTCGAGAATCCCAATGCTTTTCATGATTGCATTATAGATTGCTTTATCCTGACAAAACTTCTCTGTCTGGTCAAACAACCATTCATTCTGCGTATCCGCATCAGGATGCAGCGCGTCAACATAACGTTGAGTTGCTACAAACTGATCTTCGGACAAGTTATCACGCGCTGATAGATCAATAGTCAACGCCTCCTTTGATGGGAAGGCGTTGTATTTCTTGATGTAAGTATCTATTTCTTCATAGATTACTCTTTCAGTAGGATCAGAAAAGTAATCTGACTTCAGGAATGGGATTGTCTTTCTTGCAAATTCTTCGTTATAAACGAGATGTGAAAGAATAGTTGTTTCAATCCGCATTTCCTACTTCTACCTCAAAATCATCTGCTGATACTAAACTACCCGAAGATAACGAATAGTGACTCTTGATCCATGCAGCGAAATCTGTTTCCTTAAACATCTTCAACCATAGATCTTTGTTTTCTGCAATATCGCCGGCACGCATATTCTTTTCTTCTACTTCACCGGTTGTCTTGTCAACAAGTGCATACCAACCTTGCTTTGTCTTTGTGAGATAACCACCTTCAAGTGCAAGGTCGAACAATCCCGACCAGCGATTGATGCCGCCGTCAAACGAAATAGTGATCGGAATCTTTGACTTCTCACGGACATAGCGTGACTTCTCGATATTAATCACAAAGTGATAACCTGAAATTTCACCGCTTGATTCCTTGTCTTGTTGACGTCCAATGATCCATATATTGTCAGCGCCGTAATATGAACCTGTACCACCCGACACGATGTCTTTAGGATACAAACCAATTTCCTTATAGGTATGGTTGATTGCAACTAACGGGATGTCCTTCAAAGTCATGTGTGGCGTGATCATACGGAACAATGACTTCAATTGCTTTGCACGAGACATATCCGCAACTGATTTACCATCAAGCGCATCTTCGACTTCTTTCTTTGAAGCGATATTGCCAATTGAGTCAATGATAATCATAACGTGATCATCACGTTTCAATTCTTTCAATTGCTGCATGATGTCGAACTTTAGTTCTTCAATATCAGTGAGTGGTGAATGAATGACAGAATCAAATGGAATACCGTATGACTTGAAATATTCTTGCGGTGTGCCAAATTCACTGTCATAGAATAGAATCATACCATCCTTATACTTCTTTAGAAATGCAGATCCCAATAACAATGCGAAACCTGTCTTGAAGTGTTTCGATGGACCTGCAAGCATTGTAATGCCGGGTGTAATCCCGCCATCAACTGAACCTGATAGTGCAACGTTAATCATAGGAATATGAGTCGGGATCATATCCTTCTTCGTGTAAATCTTGCTATCTTCTAAAGTAGCAGTGAACGCGATTGTGCTGTTTCTAATTAATTTTTCTCGTAGTGATGACATTATGCCTCCTGTGTTGTATTATTTAGTATAACACATATTTTTCATTGATCAATATATTTTTTCAGTTTTGCTTTGAATGCTTCAATTTTTTTCACACGGTCGGGCCAGTGTATCATTTCCTTTTCAGGATTTGCTTGTAGGTTGTTTAGCAGGGGAAGAATCATATTGTAAATCCCCTGCACTTTGTCTGTGGGTGCTATCTCTTCAGCACTTGTGAACGAAAACCCGAAGTCATCTTCGTTTAGTTTTGGTATATAATCTGTCATTGTTTCCTCATGAAAAGAAATCTTCAATTGTCACTGTTTCTTCTGAATGCCAACCAATTGCATCTAGAATTGTTTGAATGGGATCAAGGAATGATTTTTCAAACTGCATATTATAGTCAACGTAATTATGTAGACCTAATTGCTTGGGTAGTTCATCAGGAACCGACACGACAGGATTATGCAACGGGTTGGGCATTTTCAAATAAGCGAACTTGATTTTATCACCCTCATAGATCGGCGAATATTTCTTTGACAATCCTTTCTTCTCTAGGAAGTCATTGAATAAAAGCGCACCCTTAACTTGAATAGGTGTTCCCTTCTTATAAATTAGCGTTGCATCTTTGTATTTACTCAATCCATTACACCCACGAGGGAATGCGACTTCATCGAATGGCAATGTTTTGAACTTGTCACGAAAGTCATCAATGAATTTATGCAATGCCTTTTCATCTTTATTCATGATAATTTCAAGTGCATCATGAATTGCAGTTCGCACAACTGATGGTGTTGAAGAACGAACTGCTTCGATACCTTGCATCTTGAGTTTGGGAGTTGCATACTCGACACCTTCAAGGTTATACACATTTAGAATATATCGTTTCTTTGCGGTCCACACTCCCTTATTCGAGATTGCTTCCCGCTTCATTGTCATCTTCTGATCAAATGCATTAACATATACAGAAAGCTCTTGGTAACAACTATCAATGAAAGGCTCAATCTTCTCCTTACATACCTTGTCCATGTATCGGGTGATTTCAAGATCACTCGGAGCTTCACTTCTTCCAGCAAAAACCAACTGCACCAATTTATCAAAATTAACATACATCGAGTCCGTATCGCAAGCAATGACATAATCTTCTCCTTGTGTTTTGAATAGTTTATTCAGATAACCATTCATCTTGTTTGCCATCCAGCGAATAGACAACTGACCTGATAGCGTGATTGCTTCTGCGTGGTTCATATCAAACCAGCGGAAGTATTGATTGCCGAGTGCACCATAAGCTGAGTTCAACTGAATCTTCTTTGCCTGTTGCATATTATGGTAACGAGCAACATCCTTTGACGCTTGCACAGATTTAGTTGCCTCGTATTCCTTCTTTGACTCGATCATTTTCTTCTTGTAAACAACCCGGTCATCATACATTTTCTGCATGAGTTTAGGAAGGAAACCCTTCTTTTTTTTATCATACAAGCACAGGTTCGCTGTGATTGCACAATTACGAGATTCAAACTCATCTCGAATATCATCCAGTGCACCATTCAACAACTCGTCAACAGAGAAGTTGTGCATCAAACGAGTCACGAAAGTATCTGGCGAGATGTTATACTGCATGATCAAGTGAGGATATAGCGAGTTCAAGTCGAAAGACACAACCCACTTATACAACCCAGGTTTAGGTTCCTTGACATATCCACCAGCAAGATCACGATCAGGTGCCCGCATATCAAACTGAGGAATGACGATTTTATCTTCTAGTAGATAATTATGTATGATCACATCCCATGGTTTAACCGATGCAAATGTATCTTCATAGTTGACCTTTGCATCATATGCAAGCGCATATACAAGTTCAAACAACTTCAACTTATCATCAAGCATCGACACTAGTTTAACATCATGAATGTTATAGTCAATGAACTTGGTATGGTTTTTGATATACAGATCATATAAAGAATCATACTCGCTATAGTCGAGTTTCTGTTCACCTAGTTCGACTTGTGCGATGTAATCAAGTTTATATGTCTCTTGCTTTACATATGTGTGCTTCTTATATAGTTGCACATAGTCAAGCACAGCAACACCCATAGGACGGAATGCCTGCTGCTTACGACCACGGTTCTCAATTTCATGTTCTTCTAGGATACCCCAAGGAGACAACTTCTTTGCTTCACGCTCACCAAATAGTTTCGTGATACGATTGACAAGGTATGGGATGTCGAAGAACTCAATGTTCCAACCTGTCACGATGTCGGGATTCCATGAAGGCATATTCCATACCTTGATGAAATTCGACAGCAACGCATACTCATCCTTGCATAGAATATATTTTACTTTAGGATCTTTCGACTCATACTCTTGCAACCCGAGAACGATATACTCGTCTCGACACTTCATAGTGATTGCAGTGACGGGAACTTCTGCCTTCTGCATATCAGGGAACCCCTGATCGGTCGGCGTTTCAATGTCGATATTCAGAACATTGATTAAATCAGGATCGTATTGAATTTCACCTGGGTATGCTTCATAGATATATGAATACTGAAAACGGTCGAAACCATAAACAGTCATACCATTCACATCTTTATATGTCTTAAGAAACTCTCGTGCTTCAGAAGGTGAACCGAAGTCAATACGATCAACTGGATCACCATCGAGTGTTTTATATTTTACATTATTCTTTTGTGATGAAATAAACAAAAATGGTTCATATGGAATAGATTCTTGAACACGCTTGCCATCGTCGTATCCACGAAGAAGGATATTGTTGCGAACAAGGTTTACTGAGGTATAGAACTTCATGTTATCTCCAATAGGTTACACTTACATTATACGACGATAATGTAATTATGTCAAGCAGAAATGCAAAAAGGGAGCCGAAGCTCCCTTTCTTTATTATGGTCTATAGCCCAAGTCCCATTTCTTTTGTAAAATTTCAAGATGGACATTGTTTTCTGCTTGACTTAAATATTCTTCCATCTGTTCATATTCAGATCTGCGATGGAAAATTTGTCTCATTAACAAAAATAATCTACCAATCATAGGTTGCGTTCCTTCTGTTCTGTGACTTCGATTTTACGAGACTTAGGAGCAGGAGTCATATTCTCTAGCCAAATCTTTAGCATACCATTCATGAGTTCAGCATTCTGAATTTCAACTGTGTCTGCGATTGTGAATTGGCGAGTAAACGCACGATTGGCGATACCTTTGTAAAGATAGAACGGATCGTCTTTTTCATCCGAATTGACATTGCCCTTGATGCTGAGGACCTTTTCCTTCAGTTCAACTTCAATATCTTGTTTGCCGAAACCAGCAACTGCCAATTCAATGACATACTTGTTTTCGTCAATCTTCTTTACATTATATGGGGGATACGTGACAGTTTTTGCAAATGATTTTTGCATATCGTCTAGTTGTTTCACCATTACATCAAAACCGACTGTGGTTGGGAATTGCTTAAAAAACGTATCAAATACGGTGTTTGTCATGTTAGTTTCCTTCTTAAAAGCAAGGTTGTTGTGTATCTACCCATTTGGCATAGACGTTTTATTTATTAAAGCAAACTCAGA